TAGAACAGTTCGTTAATCTTCTGGCTGTCATTCGTAACCAGCAGAACGCGAACCTTAACATCGCCCTTGGAGGTAAGGCCGATATCATCTTCGCGCAGCTTGCAGACGCGGACAGTATAGCGCCCAGGCTGGGCGATGGGCATAAGTTTCTGCTTATTGGATTCAGGGATCATAGGATTAGGGAGGTTAAGGGTTAGGCGAAGGTAATGCCGTTATCGGCCTGGCTGCCGCCCAGGGCGCGCGGCTGCAGGGTAATGATCTGCTTCGGGTAGGCGGGCCAATGATTCAGTTCGCGGGCCGCGTTGTAGGCTTCGATCGCCTGCTGCAGAAGAACGCCGCCTTCGGCGATCAGTTCGCGCGACAGTTCAAAGGTAGCGGTCGCGTAAGGCGCGGACTTCTCTACGAATACCAGGCGAAAACCTGCGGGCCGTTCGCCGAAAACAAGTTTATAAATCAACTGATAGAACGCCCCCTGCAAGTGATAACCCCTTGCATAGATTTCGCGAAGGATGTTCTGCGGCGTTGCGTAACCCGTAAAGGTTTTCAGGTCGTAGATGAATCCGTCAGCGCCGATCAGATCGATCTGAGATTTCAGCGGGGTAGCGCCGTAATCAGCGATCAGGCAAAGTTCGGTTGCCAGCGGCTTAACCTGCCAATGGGCAAGTTCGGCCTTGAGCGCGTTAGCATAGGCCAGCGATTCCAGGTATTCATCGCGGTCGGCAACGATCTTGCCAGCGGCCTGGCTGTCGAAGGCCTGCCAGAACTGCAGCGCTTCGATATGTTCGGGCTTCGGCTTCTTCGCGGTAGCCTGCTTTTCGGTCGGGCGCTTCGGCGCATCTTCGGGTTCGCAGATAACCAGGGCGGCGAAATCATCGGGCTGCAGGGCCGCCATATGGGTAAGCCTGCCGATACGCAGGGCGGCGGTATCCTTGCGCGGGTTAGTCAGTTCGGCCTGGTAGTGCTGCGGGGAATGCAAGATGGCCTTGCAGCCGCTTTGGTTAAGCGCGTCCTTATGGGCATCGTATTGTTCGCGCGTCCAGGTTGCGGTCGGCAGGGCGGCGATCTGTTCTTTAGTTAGGGGCATCGGGTTGTTTTGTTTTGGGTTATGGGAAAGGTTATCTATTCAGGCAGGATCGGATTATTTCAAGGCAAAGTTCTTCAGGGATTTTGCTGCGCTCGAAAGCATTGGAGCGCCCTTGCGTTCCCGTTGCAGATCCGCGCGGCGCTGCGGTGTGGCAAGGCGCGCCGTTCTTACAAACGGGCTTCGGCTTCCAGGCCTGGCTATTAGTCCAGATATCTGTCGGCTTCATTCTTTCATCGCCATATTGGCAATAGGTTACAGTTCGCCGATCCAGGCCTTCCATCAGCGGCAGCGTTCGCAGCATTCCGCGCGGGTTTTCGATGAAGAAAAACCTAGGGTTAAAATGCCTGATGGTTTCCAAGGTTCGCGCGACAATCAGAAGGCCTGCCTTAGCGGCTTCTGTCCTGGGCATCCGACCTGGCAGCCAATGCGTCCCGATCGAGGCAACGCTAAAGGTTGTGCAAGGCGGCGATGCCCAGATTATATCGGGCTGGAAAGGAACGCGGGCGTAGTCGAACTTTAGGATATCTTCCTGGTAATGTATGCCAGGGAATGCGTTGATGTCGGAAGAAAAAACTTCGCAGCCCAACGATTCGGCAGCCTTGCCGACCGACCTGCTGCCAGCGAATAGTTCTAGAACTTTCATAGGCGCGGCGGCTTGTGCGGGGAATAGGGTTTGAAATCGTGAGAGTTAAGAACCAGCCAGAAGGAAACGATCGAATAGCGAAAGGCTTTATGATTCTCCTTAGTCCAGGCTGCCAGGTTATCTTTGAACGCGGGCAGGCTGTCGGCGCTTACCTCCAGGCTTACATCGACCGAATCGATCAACGCATACAGGGCGAACTTGGCTGCGCCGTTCTTATGCTGCGCGTAATGCTGGCGCGTAACGGCCTTAGGGATAGCAGGGAAGGCTGGCATATCAGTTGCGATAATGATCGTTCGTAATGATTCCCTGGTTCAGAAACCAGCGGCAAACGCTGATAGGGGTCGCGCCGATCTTCGCGGCAATCTGTTTGTAGGTCATTCCAGATTTACGCAGGACAGGGAGAACCTTTGCCCAGGCTGTCTTATCAACGCGCGGGCGCTTATAACTGTTATGAATCGCGATGCCCAGCAGGTCGGCCCAGGTCGCGGCGGTTTCGCGGGTAACTCCCAGGCGCGCGGCGATGTCGGGCAGGTTCAGGCGTTCGCGATCGTTCAGGCGTTCCAGGTCGGCGCGGACTGCGATCAGTTTGCTATGCAGGCTGCGGCTTACCTTATGCCCGCTGGGCAGGGTAATCATTTCGCGCGGGCGGCGCGGCTTCTTCGGTTCGGTTGGCATCGGGTAGGTTGCGGTTTGTATTTATTCAGGGAGAAAAGGAACTGCCAGCGGGCGCGATCGGCTTCGCGGCCCTGGGCTGCTTTGCTCAGTTCGTAAGGCGTTAGAAGTTTAAGGCCAGGTCGGGCGCGGGCTTCGGTTGCCTTGCTCAAGGCAGGCTGCCTTCTTTGGCGGCGAACCAGGCATTAACGAAAGGATTAGCAGCGGGGTGTTCGCTTGCGACAAACACAAGATTATCCCCAGCCTTCATTAGCCGCTGATATCGCTGATCTATAATGTCGGCGGTGGTCATAATGCTTTCAATCTGTTTGTTCAGCCGTTCGTTTTCGGCGCGCAGGTCGTTGGCTACATCGAACCAATGACGGGCCAGGCGTTCAGGCACAAGCGAACCCATCTGATCCAGGTCGTTCTTATCGCTCATCGGTTCAGGCTGCGTTAGGGTTGAAGCGGGAAGCCTTGGCTTCGCGCTGGGCCTTGCGGAACTGACGGCCCGAAAGGTTAAGCGCCTTGCGGATATGGCGGGCCTTAACCTGGGCATCGATCAGAACGGCAGCGGCGGTTCGGCGGGCAGGGTCGGCGTTCTTCGTCAGGCTCATTAGTTCCTGGATCGGCGGGCAGGCGTTCAGCTTCGGGTTATGCTTAGGCATAGGTTCAGGCCTTCGGGTTTTCGAGCTGAGCGCGAACCGCGTCAACAAAGGTTTGCATCATTCGGCCCTGCTGCAGCGCCGCGATCTTCGCTTCGTCAAGTTCCTGCAGCCCATCGCCAGCGCCCAGCCAGCCTTTGCGGCGCAGCAGTTCGGCGGCAACTTCCTGGGCCTGCGGGGTCGTGATGCCAGCGGCGATAAACCAGGCGGCAGGCTTCGGCTGCGCGGCGGCCTGGGCCTTCGGCGCGCTATGCTGGATCGGTCGGCTTGCCGCGTTGCCGTCATCTTCGGTTTCGTCATCCGATGCAACGCCCACGATAGTCGCGATCGCGTAGCGCTTCAGATAGGAAAGCGCGCTGCCCGTAGCCTGGAGATTAAGGCCAGCGGCCTTGATGCCAAGTTCGCCGAAATCGAAGCGATGCCCGCTTTTGCCGTGAAGGATTTCGGTTTTAACGCTGATGCGTTCTTCGCTGGTGTATGGAGTCTGCAGGATAACCAGGCCATAAGATGCCAGGGTCGGCTTAACCTGGGCCAGCAGATCGCCCAGGCCGAAATACTTGCTTCGGAAATGCGGGTTGATGCGCGTAGCCTGGACATTACCGCAGGCCGCGATGCCTTCAACAAGCGCTTCGGTAGCGCTCATATCGCTTGATCTGATTTCGGCAGCCAGAATAGTTGCATCCTTAGCGGCTTCAGCGGTCGTTTCTTCGTTCTTCTTCGGTCGGCTCATATGTTTATTCGGTTGGGTTGTGGGAAAGGTTGCGATCAGGCCTTCGGCTGCGCGGCCTTAGCTGCGGAAAGTTCGGCGAACGCCTGGGCGAAATCCATAAGGCGATCGTGCCTGGTTCGCAGGGTCTTACCGCGACCGATGCAAAGATTATAGTAAGGCGTTCCGTTGATTAGGGTCGGCTTCAGGCGGCGCGCTACGCTGCCGTCAGGCAGGATAAAATACGGACTAGCGCCGATCTGTTGAACGCCTGCGGTATATGCTACCAGCGCGGGCTTATGTTCGGCAGCTGCGGGCGGCGCAGCCTGGTCGGATTTGGTTTTAACTTTTGGCATTGTGGGGAAATGGATCAGCCCAAGGCGGCAGGATTACGCAGCGCCCAATCGAGCATAAGAAGCGCGTCAGAAGTTTGCAGGGTAAGGCCTTCGACCGAAGGATAGCGGCGGGCAGCTTCGGCCTTCAGCGCGCCTTTCCATTGTGATTGGGAACGATCGCCGCGCGGAATGCCAAGGCCAGCCTGCCAGGCCTGCGGCGTTACCAGGATCAGGCGCTGCTGGCGGCCCTGGGTAAAGCCTTCCAGCCAGCCAGCAGATTTGCCCAGCTTGAACGCTGCGCTGCTAGGGATAAGCCGACCGACAAAGGGAGGAACTTTCTCAATAACTACAGTAGCGTTAAAGGGAATCAGGTCGCGCAGTTCGGCAGGATCGGCGGGCATCTTGAACAGGCGAATGCCGTTCTGGTCGGCGATAGCGATGCCGCCCGATTTAGCGCCAGGGTCGATAGCGGCGATAGTTTGCATTTGTGTTAGGCGGGTTGCAGTCAGCGGGTAAGGCTGGCGGTCTTGCGTTTCGTTATGCCTGGGCAGCGCGAAATATCAAAACCCCTTTTAGCGTAGCCGCTGAATCCCAGGTTGTGCATCGCGTATAGGTCGGCGGTCGTTGCCTTGCGGCCCGTAGCGCGGGCGAAGCGATCGCCCAGGTAGGCCAGCCAGGTTGCCAGGTAGGCGCGGGCCGCGATCGGGTTAAAGGCCTGGCTATAGGGATAGGTCGGCAGGCCGCGCGCTGCGCGAACCTTGCTGCAGTCCAGCCAGGCTGCCGAATGGAACTGCGCCAGGCCACGGGCTGCGCCGCCGTCCCCTATCGCGGCAGGCCTGCCAGCGCTTTCGATACGGATAACGGCATCAACCTGCCAGGCTTCGACCGAAAGGGCCGTAGCGGCCCAGCCAGATAGGCAGAATAGGGCGGCAGCGGTTCGCATCAGGCGCGGCCCTTAGGGGTAATGTTGCCGTGTAGCGGCTGCGGATCGTTGACCAGCAGAACCTGCCAGGACAAACCGACCAGCCCGCCTGCGGCCTGGTGCGCGGTGATCCAGGCTTCGCCCGCGCCCGTGTCCTGCATATCCTGGGCAGCTTCGTCAGCCAGGGTTTGCGCCTGGCGGCGGGCTGCGGTCAGGTTGATATCGCCGCAGATAACGCGGTCGTTGATGAAACCGACCTGGCAGGCCAGCATATGCAGCAGGTATAGGCAGCGGTCGCGGACGGGCTGGGTTTCCATAGCGGTTAGAACTTAGGGTTATCGATGAGTTCCAGAAGATCAGGGTAGTCGTTGCCGAAGAAAACCGAAGCGGCGAAGATGATCAGCGCGGCAAGGGCCAGGGCGATAAGGATAGCGCGAAGCATAGGGGTTAGTTCTTAGCGTTAGCGTTGCGGCTCAGGAACAAAGCCTGGCGGTAAACTTCCTGGGCGGCCTTGAGGTTAGCGCCTTCGGCCTTAACGCGAAGGTAAGCTTCGCCGATCAGGGCCAGGCATTCGGGCTGCGCGTGTTCTTCCAGGCAAGGGAAGATCGCGACAGCCTTCTTAAGATTCTTGCGCCAGGTTGCCAGGTTGGCTTTGCAGATCAGGCGATCAGCGTTAGCGATTTCGAGTTCTTCAGCGGTAATCATATGCGTTCGGTTTATTGGGTTGGGTTGTGGGAAAGGGTTAGGCCTGGGCGGCCTTGCGCGCGATCGTCAGGCGGCGCTTGGCAGCGTTCATAGCGTTGACGGATTTCTTATAATCAACTTCGGCAATCGCTACCTCAGCGGATTTAAAGCCGTAGGCTGCGCAGGCGGCATTCATTTCGGCCTGGGCCTTATGGAAGTTAGCAATCGCGGCAGCCAGGTTGGCTTCGGCCTGGGCGATCGGGTTGTTAGCGGCGTTAGTCATATCGGTTCGGGTTTGCGGGTTGGAATATCGGGAAGGTAGGGCGGCCCTGGGCGCTGGTCAAACTATTTGTTTAGCCGTTGATTCGCTTGGCTTCCTTCGCGGCGCGCTGCCAGCCGACCAGGGGAAACGATCCATCGGGGCGCAGCTGGCTGATGCCGACCAGCAGGCCACGGCAGCGGGCGCGGTAGGCCTGCGCGTTGCGGCGCTGATCGGCCCAATATTTGAAAGCCTTAAGCGCTTCGGCATCGCCAGGCTGAGCGCGAAGGGTCAGTTCCCATTCGCGTTCCTGGCTGCTGCAGGTTTCGATATCCAGGCCGATCAGCTGCCAGGACATATGCAGGGTTTCGCGAACCGCGTTAACGGCAGGATCGTCCAGGCTGGTAGGAACGGCGGGCTTGGCTTTGCGGGTAGTCATAACGGGTAGGGTTGCGGGTTGCGGTTGGAAGGGGTTAGCCCATCGCGACAATATTCTGGGCGTAGTTGATCGTCTGATCGTCAGACCAGGTAGCGGTCGCGATCGGGTAGCCCAGGGCGATCATCGCCTTACGGGCATAAGCGCACCAGGCGCGCTGGTCGGTCGTGCCGCGCGAATCGTTGACGGCGCACATAAGGGCGAAGTAGTTGCCGCGATCGGCGAACTCAGCGCGGATTTCAGTTTCGGTTTCAGGGAGCGTTTTCATATTTTCGGGTTAGGGTTTGCGGGTTAGGAATATCAGGAAGGTAGATCAGCCAGGCCTGCCGTCAACGGGAAAATCAAACTATTTTGCAGCCCGCCATTTAGCCCGCTTTTCCTGCCGTTTTACCAGCCTTACCAGCCTTTGCAGCCGATCTACCTGGGCGGGCTGCTTTGCCTTTCTGGCGGCCTTTAGGGCCAGGGTAAGGGGTAGCATAGGGCGCGGCATAGAACCCCAGCCTGAAGCCAAGCCAGGCGGCAAAGCCAGCCTATTCCCGAACGCGCCGATAGTTCTGCCGCCACAAGGCTTCGACAACGACCGCCGTTAGATGCCGAACCTTGGCTTCGCTCAGCTCCATATCGCCGATATGCAGCGCTTCGTGAACCAGGGTATTCATCCGCGATCGTTCGCCGCGATGTTTCCGATCGATACGGATAACGAAGCGATTACCGCCCAGCGCTTCGGCCTGGCCCAGATCGGCAGCCAGGTTGGTTTCCTTGATCGTGAATCGCTTCTTAATCTTTGCCATTGTTCGCGCCCAGGCTTTCGGCCCAGCCCATTAGTTTGACCGCCAGCGCGCCGCCGATCAGGCAGCAGCCCAGGAACAAGGCCAGGCATACATCGCGGCAGGTTGTCAGCGCCAGGGTCGCGCTGCTCAGGTTTCGTTCCAGGTTCTTATCATCGCTGCGCAGGCCCGAATCGCTGATCAGAAGAACCATCGCTTCGGTTGACCTGAAGCTAGCCAGGATAAAATCGGCGGTCAGGTAAACAGTCAGCGCGCAGATCATCGACACGGCAACGCAGCCGATAACGGCAAGGCGAAGGTTATGCGCCTGATGTTCAGCGTTTGCCATTGTTCTTCTTCGGCTTCTTCGGCTTGGCTGTCTTGCCTGGCTTTATCCCCGCGCTGCGCTTGGCTTCGTTAACCTTGCCTTGCATCTTAGCCTTCAGGAACTCCAGGCCGTAGTTCTGGATTTCAGGCGCGGCGAATCCAGCGATGCCGCAAACGCAAACGCGCAGGCTTTCGCTAGTGATGTAATCGCGGGCAGCCAGGTTGACGAAGTAGGCGGTAACGCAGGCCGCGACCGAACTGCGGATAATGAAGCCAAGGCTAGCGCGTTCGCTTTGCAGCAGCAGGCGCGCGATCATAGCCGAACCGCCCAGGGCAGCCGCGATGATGCCAGCCTTTATAGCCTGGTCGGAAGTAACCGCTTCCAGGCCGTCAGTAGATGCGGCTGCCGCGCTCATTCGGTCGGGCCTTTCGGCGGCTGCGGTTGTTCGGGCTGGTCAGGTTCGCTGGTCGGCTCGCCCAGGGTATCTTCTAGTTCGTAATCGGCAGGGTCGGCAACGGGCTGCGGCGGCCTGGCCCAGCGCCAAAGCTTGACCGCCAGGGCGATCGTAACCTGCAGCGCAGCCAGGGCGAACGCGCCGCCCGCGATCCAGGGGAAATAGGCGCTATCGAAAACCCAGGGAAGGGACGCTACCGCAGCGCCGCCGATCATAACCAGGGCCGCGCTCAGTTTGCTAACGCCGATGTAGCCGCCGAAGGCCAGCAGCAGAACGCCTGCGCCCAGCATAGCAGCGCCAGCCAGGCCCAGCTGCGCGGCGATCTTATCCTTTCGTTCGGCTTCGGCCTTGGCTTTATGGCCTTCGACCTGGCTGCGCAGCTCAGCGATATCGGCCTTAGCCTTAGCCTGCTGCGCTTCCATCTTCTGCCATAGGCTTTGCAGTTCTTCGTTCAGGCGCTTACCCTTCGCGACAGCTTCGGCATAGGCCTTCGGATCGGCGGCTGCTGCGCGGGCGCGGGCCAGGGCCAGATCGCCTTCGGGAACGGGCGGCAGGAACGCAGCCGCTACGGATAGTTCGGATTCGACAACGGCGGGCTTAGATGCCGCGTTCGCTTCGCGGGCTGCCTGGACTGCTGCGCCGATCTTATTATCCGCTTTGTCCTGCTTATCGCCGAAACTGTTGACGGCATCGGCGCTGGGCTGCGGCTGCGCATCGGGCAGCGCGTTGCCTGGCTTGGCAGAACAGCCTGCCAGCAGCAGCAGAACCAGCGGCAGCAGCAGGCGGCAGCGCATCGGCTTACTTGCGGATAACCCCAGCGGCTTCGCGCGCCTTGGCTTCGGCCTGGGCGAACTTAGCGCTATGCTTGCGGTAGATCAGAAGGCCGCCGATAAGGCCAGCGATAGCGCCGACCAGGAAGGTGAGGATATAGGACATAAGAAAAGGTTAGACGATTTGACGGGCAGGGACGGCGTAAAGGTTTCCGTTAAGGCGAACAACGATTTCGTTCGGGTAGTCCGCGTAATGAATATTTCCGCTGGTGTTCGGATTGGCCTGCGTTCCGATGCCGTCAAAGGTTTGCTGGTTTAAATAGAACGAACCGCTAAACTTCATATTGGTAAGTTGAACGCCCTGTTCAGCCGTAACAACCAAAGGAACAGAACCCGTAACATTAAGGCCAGCGTTAGCGGTAAGCGCGTTCTGATTGATCGTAAGGCCATCGTCAAAGACAGAGGCGCTTTGCGCGTAGATGCTGCCGCGAACCTCCAACTTGTAACCCGTTCCCGACCAGATGCTGCCAGGGTTATTACTAACGCCGATGCCAAGGTTTCCGTTCGCGTCAATAATCAGCGCATCGCTATCGGGCGTAGTCTGATCTTCGACAACCAGCGCCGAACCTGCGCCGCGCTGCGTAACGCGAAGGGCTGGGGTAGTCGTGCTGCAGTCAATCGCCTGGTTCGTTGAAAAGATATTCTGCAAACCCGTTCCTGCGGTAACGCGCCAAGTTCCAAGGCCATCGCGATAATTAAGATTCGCGCCGCCCGTAGTAATCCAAACATCGCCCGCGACAGTAGCCGCCGCGCTTGTGCCGCCGATGCCGACATTGATGCCAGCCGCGCCGCCGACCGAAGTAGCGTTAATCTTGCCCGTGAAGGTAGCGCCCGACCTGCGCGCGTAAGGTTCAGCGCCGTTGATTACAAATCCGCTGACGGAAAAACCAGCGGTATTAGAACCAGACTGAAGCGTAAAAGCCTGGCTGTCCATTCTCCCGAACTCTCCAGCATTTCCAGCGCGGACAATGATGTTTGTATTATTAAAATCAGTTCCGAACAAAGTAGAATCAGGGTCAACTAATTTAAGGGTAGCCCCAGAAGGGTTGCGGTTGATAACAACGCCGCCGCTAAGGGTAGGCGCGACCAGGTTAGCCTTAAGGCCTAGCGCGGTGGTCAGATCGCTTTGGCTCGAAAGGCTGCCGCTGATAGAACCCCAGGTAATAGAACCAGCGAACGCGGTCGATTGGGTCGTTCCATCTGGGAAGGTAAGGCCGCCGCCGTTGGCAGCCAGGACGAACTTGCCATCGTAAGGCGTGAACTTGTGCAGGTAATGAGTCCCCGCGCCCGTGTCATTATAACTGTCAATAACCAGATCGGCGTTAAGCAGATTGCCCAGGGTAGGCGTAGCGATTTCCCCGCTGAAGGTAGCGCCAGAAAGATTAGCCTTAATGGAAAGCGCGGTATCAACGCTGCTGGTAGAATAAACGCCCAGGTTGGTTCGGGCCGCGTTGATGTTTGATAGGTCTGAAAGGTTGTTAGCCTGGCGGGCATATCGACCATCGGCAGCAGCCTGGCTCAGATAGGTATCGAGGACAAGCGGCTGGATCGAACCAGCGTCAATGACCGCGTTTTTAAGAACGCAAGGGATTTGAAGGACAGTAAGGGTTTTGCTATCGCTGGTGATCTCAACCTCTAGGTTAGTCGAAACGAAGTTCGCGCCGTCCAGAAGGCTGATCGCTTCGGCGGTATTCAGGGACAGTTCGCCGACATAGCCGCTGAAGGAAATGAGGCCTGCGCCGTTAGCGGTCAGGCCGCCCGATCCAGGCTGCGCGGTAACAGTAATATCGTAAGCATAAGCGCCGACCTGGGAAACGCTGACTTTATCGACAAGCGCGCTAAGGTTAAGCGCGTTCTGAACATCGATAGCCGAAGCGCCGACCGCGATCGAAGCGCTGCTTACATCCGTCCCCGTTGCGGCATCGAAGGCCAGGGAGAATGAGCCGCCCTTCGGGTCAGGCGAAATGCTGGCGCGATAGGTGGCGCGGCTGCCGTCCCAGGCAGAAAGGCTTTCAATCGTGATAGCGCTGGCAGCCGTGGCGGTGAAGGAAGTTGCCAGGCCCGCGATAGTCCGCTGCAAATGAACAAGCGCGATCTGCGGCCTGGTCGAATCGCCGATCTGAAGCTTCGCGACAGTAGCGTTAGAAAGGGGAATGAGCGCAGCGCCGTCAGTAAGGATATCCCCGCGCGCTCCGTTCTGGTTGAAAACGATATTATAGTTATCGCCGATCTTACTGACAGTAACGCCGCCCGCAGCCGTGATAGAAGCCAGGCCGTTAAGCGCGGCAGCCAGGGCGGCAGCCGTGATGTTATAGGCCAGCGCGGCGGTCGTGTCCCCGCCAAAGGAAACCTTCCAAGTTCCAGCCTGCGGGCTTTCATCGATCGGGCCGACCGCGATCTTGATGCCAGGCGTTCCAGGGAAGGCAACTTCCTGGCGCGGGTAGCCGCTGATTCCCGTATCTTCGACCAGGTAGATTTCAAAGCGGGCGGTATCGCCCAGGGTAACTGTCGGGTTAGTGATCTGAGAAGTTCCGTTGAAGTTCCCGAAGGCCAGGCCCGTTCGCGGATTGATAAACAGTTTGATAGCAGAAGGCAGGGCCATAAGGGTTGGTTCTTAAAATTGCCAGCCCGTCAAACGGCAGGCCTTCAGGCTGGCGGCGGCGGTGGGGTAACGGATTCGACAACGAAGCCGCTGATAAAATAAACTTCTTTGATCGTGCCGTTCGTTTCCTGGGGTATGTCGAACTCAAGCGCGATCTGTTCTTCCCCGTCAGCGGTCGTTTCATCGATCGTCAGTTCCCAATCGATTTCGGCATAAGGCTGCGGTTCAACTGTGTCATCTACCGCAAAGACATTACCGAAGAACTGATGCCAATTAAAGAACAGGGTAGGGTTAGTATTGAGGTAAGGCGATCCAGGCGGGTTAAGCGGGTTAGGCCTGAACTTCAGCGGCAGCCTGGAAATCTTAACCTTGCCCGCTACCTTATAGCCTTCGTTCCAGCAGCATAGATCGGCCTTGAACTTAACCTGCCAGGTCGAAGTATTATAGTAATAAATACCATCGGTATTAGCCAGGGAAGGCTGCCAAAGCAGTTGAACAAATCCGTTTGTTGCCGCGTCAAAGGCGCGAACGCCCAGCAGGTCGGCCCTGATGTTGCGCGCGCTCAGGCTGCAAAGCATATCGCCCTTAACGATATAGCCGCGAAGGTGTCCCCAGCGCCAGGGTTGGAAATCCCCGCGCGGGTAAAGCCTGATATCTTCGGCGTAAAAGTCGCTTTGTTCTCCAGCCGCAAGCGGAAGATAAACAGGGTATTCGGCAAGTTCGGCTTCGGTCGTGTCGGTGTAGGCTGGCGGCGCTTGATCCCAATAAACAGTAAGGGTCTGCTGGACAAGTTCGCCCTTACCCGCGCCCGTTGTATTAGCGTAAAGGTCGGCAGGATCGCCCATATTCTCAGGGTCGGCAGCATAATAGCCCGCTATTTCCGTTCGCTCATCGATAACATTACAGTCCCAGAAGTTGCGATAAGGCTGAAGATAAACCCTGACGATTGGCAGTTCGGTAGAAGGGCCGATGTTTGTCCCCTTGGCTTTCGTTATCAGGAACGCAGGGTATTTCGTAAAATAAGAATTAGCGCCGCCGCCGTAGCCTTCGCGCGCTGGGGTAAAATCGCCTTCGTTCGCCAGGCCTTTGTCGGCATCGGCTTTGTTTGTCGGGTTATATTTATGCCCAGGCGCGCGCGCTTCTTCGGTGTCGTTCAAATCTCCCAGGCGGCAGAAGGCCGCGCCGATGCGATGCGGGACGCTCATTAGATTCGGCTAAACCAATATTCAAGTTGTTCGCCGCATTGGAAACGCTCACCCCACAGGCTGCCGCTGACCAGGTTAGATACCGCGAACTCTTTATCCCCGCCCTGGGCGGTCGTTACATCGATCCTGCCTAGAACTACATAAGCTTCCCCTTCATCGGCAGCGGGCGCGGTAGTCCCAGCGCTCAAGGCGATCGTGCAAGTTCCAGCTGGGAACGCGCCTTCGCTGGCTGGGATAGTCAGAACTACCAGGCTGGTCGCGCTAGGTTCTTCCAGGTATGCGTTAGGCTGGCCTACCTGAGCGCCGCCGACAGTTGGGAACTGATTGTTGAATGTCCCCGCGTTAAGCCTGAAGCAGCGCGCGCCCGCTTCGGTCGTATCTTCGTAAATAAAGAACGGCAGCGTTTCCTTGTAGATGCCGATCTGGTCAACGACCAGGGACTGACCGCCAGAAGAATTGTTGACTGTATATCCAACGCCTTGCTGCAGCATAGGTTCGGGCGGTTAGTTTTTCTTCGTGTAGATTTTGTTATGATAACCGCCAGGGCTGATGCGGATCGTAAAGTTCACTTTGTAAAGGTGCGCGAACTTCTCATAGCTCAGGCCCGTTAGCATCGCGAAGCGGTCGTGAAAGTTAGTGATCTTCTGATTCCCCTTCGGCAAAACTACATCTTCCATTCCCGCCATTTTAAGGAAGGTTTGCCCGACCATATCAACGCCGTCCTGGACTACCGATTTAGACGCGCTAAAGAATGTCGCGGTGATCTGGCTATCGGCGGTCAGAAAAGACTTAACCCCTACCAGGCCGTTTTCGACAGCCTTCGCGTTAGTCTCTTTAAACGATTGCGAAGCGGTATCCCAGCCAAGCGGCTTAAGAACTTTGACGAAATCCTTATGCGCCTGGATCGGCTGCGTTCCCGTAACTACATCGCCCTTAATCTGAATCTTCGTAATCTCCCCTTCTTCGATGCCTACATATTCCGCGATAATGTTAGCGCGCTCGCCCTTGATAATCGTGTAGGTCGATTTATGGCATTTCAGCCTGCCGTCCCTGGGATGCGCGTCCCCGTTCTTCGGCGCTTTCGAAGCGGCCTGATCGCCTGGGCAGTAAAAGGTTAGGCGCGAAGTAAGCAGCCCGTAGCCGTCAGATTCGATAGTCCAATCAGGCTGCAGTTCTAGCCCGTTGATGTTTCCCTTAGTAACGATGCGGCTCATAAAAGTTATGCGACAAAAGTTCCGCCGATCCTGGTCGGCTTAGTGAAGTTCGTATCAGGAACTTCGGGCAGGGTCTTTACATTCATCTTCTGCAGCTCGATCAGAATCTTCTGGTTAATGTCCAGGGTGGCGGCTGCGTAATCGATGCCGCTGGTAACTGCTTCGCCCGCCAGCGCGCCGCCGATATCGCGCAGGCTGCTGCCCGTGAACTTGACGGATTCGGCGGCCTTGGCTTCTGCGTCCAGCGCCTTGCCTAGATCATCCTTTTCCTTCTTCGCCTTATCTTCGGCGGCCTTCTGCTTCGCCTTGGCTTCATCTTCCAGGCGCTTATCCTCATCTTCCAGGGTTTGCATCTGCGCCGCGTCAGCGTCAGCCAGGCGCTTTTCCTCATCTTTTTCGCGCTGCTTCTTAGAAGCGGCTTCGTCAGCGATTGCCTGGAGTTTAGCGGCGGCCTCTTTATCGGCTGCGGCCTTGGCATCTGATTCGGCTTTCTTCCTGGCCTTCTCCTTGTCGGCATCTGCCTTAATGATCAGATCGCGTTCTTCGTCAGTAAGCCTATCCTTTTCGAAGGTATCGGCAACGCGCCGCCCGTCCTTATAGTTGATGCGCCGCCCGTAGCCTTCCAGGATCATAGAACCGCCGCTTTGCTCCCGCATTTGTTCTTCGGTAAGGGTCGGGAAAAGTTCTTCTTTGACGGCCCTTCGGCGCTGGCCCGCATCGCCTTCGAACATCTTTTCGCGCGCCTTCTCCCTGGCCTTCGCGACCTTATCCTTAAGTTCTGCCTTCTTCGTTTCCATTTCGGATTCGCGCAGAACCGCGGCTTCCTCTTCGCTGAGAACATCGCCCGCATCGGTATAACCCTGGGTTGCTTCCTGGGCTTTGCGCAGGATCGGAATAAGTTTTTCAACCGAAGTTCCCAGCAGGCCTGAAGCGATCTTGAACTGCGTAGCGTCATCCGCGCCCGTTGACATAGCGCGGCCCAGGCGCTCGATAACTTCGATAGGCTTAATAGCGCCTGCGGCGATATCTGAAGCGGCGAAGCCTAGCGCCTGGAGCGCGGCGGCCTGGCTGCTGGTAGGGTCTTTAGCGGCATCGATCGCTTTACGAACTTCGACATAGGCCTGCGCGACAGTATCGATACCGACCCCAGCAGCTTCGGCTGCGCTGCCAAGGCGCTGATATTCTTCTACGCTGATGTTAAGCGCCTTCGCCTGGTTCGGAAGTTCTGAACCGAACTTAACCGCTTCGGCTACCTTCTGCTTATATTCTTCGATCGCGTCCCCGATCATACCGATTCCCATCTGAACCAGGGCCATAGGGCCAGCTACGCCCAGCGCCATTTTCGCCAGGTCAGTCCCGAAGCCGTTAATCTTTTTGTTAACAGTATCGACAACCTTAGAAGTATTATCCTTCGCGTTGATTGAGAACTCTAGGCTATTGCTCATTTTGATTCGGGCTTTCCCCTACAGTTGCCGCGCCGTCAACCGCGCCAGGCTTGTCCAGGCTGGCGATCAGTTCTTCGTCATCGGTTGAAAGAATGTCCAACTTAGCGCCGCCCTGGATTGAGAAAACCGCAGCCAGCCAGATCGCCTTCGCTTCGGGCATCTGCATCGCTTCTGAATAACTGATGCCGTTCTTGCATAGGGACGCAACGACCGACAACTGCCAGGGAACAGTTCCTTCCCCGCCGCGCTGGCTGTCCTTCTTTTCGTAGAACTTAGGCCAATCTTTCTGCGTATCGATATGCGCGACAAAGGCGCGGCAGCCTTCGGCGAACAGTTTGCGATCGAGGGTAAGACGCAGCATAAGCCAGCGATCGGCCCAGGTCGGCTTCCCGAAAGGTTCTTCGGCGCATACCTTCAGGCCTACAATCAGATCGGCTGGCGCTATCTCCTTATCGTTTTCCAGAAACGGGGAATCGATAGCCTGCAGCCAAATCCTATGCTTGATGCAGAAGGGTAAAAGAATGCGGCCCAGAACATTTGTTCGGGCCGCGATCAAGTGCGCGTTCAGAAATCTTCGGTCAGCCATAAACCGACCTTAGTCCCTGGCTGCGCTTAGGCAATACCTTCGTAATCGATAGCGCTAACGCTGATGCGCATATAACCCTTCGCTTCGCCGCGTTCTTCGATGGACTGAATGAAGCCTGAGAAGGCGATGCCGTTGCCCGTGAAGGAAAGCGCATCGCCGATAGAAGCGGAATAGGCAGAGGGAACAAGGCCTTCGACCTGGAGAGTCGTGCGTTCGTCATACATCTTAACGCCGATCACAACGCCGCTGGCATTGGTAACTTCATCCGAGTTGGCAAAGGATTTGCTAACAGTATAGGACTGAATCGTTAAGCCCGTGATAGTCCCGCTGATGCTGTGGATATGGGCAGTTCCCTTCGTTACAGTAGCCATAGAAGTTAGTTGTTATAATTGCGGGCCTGGTCAAACGGCAGCCAGGACAACTAGAACTTCAAAGTTTAGGGTGGTCATAAAGGCCCGATCGCCGCGCCCTTCGTCAATGCTTTGAACATCGATGTAATAAACAGCCGCGTCCCCGATAGCGTTAAACGAAGCCTTAACGCCTGCCTGATCTTCCAGGCGGCCCTGCGCGTTCTGGCAGGCGGTTCGATGCGCCGACAGGCTGCCGCTATCGATCTGGGTAAAGATGCCAACGCTGACGCGGCATAGGTAATTCCCCAGGCCTTGAGCCAGGCCAGGCGGCGCGCCAGCGGATTCGCAGGCAACAATGATATTATCGGGCTGGTCGATCTTATCGGCCTGGGCTGCGGCCCTGATCTGGTAGCCAGCCAGGTCGGCTTCGCCCTGCAGGTTCGCGACCAGGGCGGTTTCGATAATATCCAGGATAGATTTAGTTCCCATAAAGTTAAGCCTGCTTCTGGCCTGAGTTAAATCGGTCGGCGGCAATCTTCTGGAAATGCCCAACGCGCGCGCTGAGTTTACCAGCGCGAACAAACAGAACCTTGGCTGCCGTTGCCGCGCGGGTAGCTGCGCCGAAGATGTTACCGATATCGTTCTTAACGATAATGTTTAGGCGCTTGTCCCCAGGGGACAAAGTTCCTGCGGCGGCAAGTTCAGCGCCGACAATGCTAACCTGCCCGTAGTTCGAAGCGTGGCGCTTGATCCAGGCAGGCAGCGCTTTAACGCCGAAGTTCTTTCTAACGCCGTTGATCTTAGGCGCGCCCAGCTTGTTGATCGCGGCGAACCAGCCAGCCTTCATAAAGCCGACCCTGCGCTGCCTGGTCTTGATGTATTGTTTGATCGCGGATTCGGGCGCGATCTTCTGGCTGCCTGGGCTGGCCTTAGTCGAAGGCCCGTTGTTGCGCCTGATGCGCCCGCGATAGAAGCGGCGTTCGCGGTCGTGTTCTTCTTTGATGCCGACAGGGCCGACCAGGTTATAAGCGCGATAGATGAAAAGGTTTCGGGCCTTGCTATAGGATCGGGCGAAATCCTGATCGTCATAAATCTTCTGAAGCACACCAGCTTTCGGGCGCTTACCCTGCTTCCATTTAGCGAACTTATTGCCGCTGCCCGTAGCTGGGCTGACGGCGGCAGCCAGGCTTTTACTGTCGGGCATAATGACAGATTGGACATCGCGCGCGACCGCAGCGTTACCCCAGGTTTCGGCAATCTTCTTATCGCCCTGGCCGCCGCCTTCCCCGTCAAGCGGCGGGGAATAAACCATCGCTTCGCGGCAGGTAAGCGCGGCTTCTTCTTTGACCAGATCGACTAGCGCCTGGCCCGTAAACTTCGCGTAATCGGCGAACTGAGCAGAAAGCAAATCCTGGGACAGCCGATCGAACTCTACATAAACCTTTCCCTGCCCTGCCATTAACGGGCTTTTGCTCATCGGAACTGATCAGCGTCCTGGGTAGTAAGCTGCAGCCAGGCCGTCCCTGGCTTATGGCTGAAGCCGACAACGCGCAGGCTGCGCCCGTCAAAGGTTAGGGTTTTGCCGATCTGCATATGCGCCTTCGCAGCCAGGGCCGCGCTAGTGGCAGGGACTTTGATAACAACGCTGACAGTATCCGACAGGCCGCCCGCCGCGAAGGATTGGGTAAGGGTAGGTTCGCCGACAGTAGCCAGGTAATCCGTTCCGTTGATCGTAACAGTTTGCCCGATCTCCAGAACGATAGCCTGGGCATCGGCAAGCCAGGCAGCTGATAGCGCGCTATCCATACAGTTGCAGCCAGGGACAAACGACCAGGGCCGACCGCTGGCTGGCCCAGCCTTGCCGCCTGGTTTGCCCGTGGCGGCCCGTTCAGGGTGGGCAGCCTACCTTCCCCTTACCCCAGCCTGCCAAGCCGCCTAGGAAGGCAGGCACAAAAAAGGCCCGCCTGGTTAGGGCGGGCCTGATAGGTTAGTAACTGCCTTCGCCGTTGAAAGTTCCCTTGCGTCCATCGGGCTTGATGCCGCGCAGGGTCATTTCTTCGCGGATCGCTTCAACGCGCAGGCCGTTATAATGGGCCTTGCCGTGTCCCAGCGCTCCCATTCGGGTTGCCAGGCAGTTCGCGTATTCGATCTGCAGTTCTTCGTTCGTTCGGTTTTCGTATTTGCGGGTTTGCATTTTGGTTTTGTTTTGTGTCCCCGCCTTGTGGGCGGGAAGGGGTTTCAAAGATCAGAGTTAAGTTGCCTTAACTTCTGATATACTACTACAGGCCTGCGCCTTTGTCAAACTATTTTATTTTCGCCGATCAGCTCCAGGCACAAAAAAGGCCCGCCGATTTGGCGGGCCTTTGTAAGTTCGCAACCGAACCGCTTAGGCGGTCTTGATGCGCTTAAGGCTAGTCGCGCGTCCGACTCCGAAGCCAGCGCGAACGCTCGCCGTCAGGCGCACGATGCCGTCAGTTCCCTGAGACTTGAGAACCTGGACAGAGAGGCCAGAAGCGTCAACGGCCTGGGAAACTTCACCAGGGAACATCGAAGCATTCGGGAGGGAGAAGCCAGCCACGATCGCGTCAGCGCCCATCGCGAAGCCGCCGAGGTTTTCCGAGTTGGTCGGAAGATCGGTGAACTCATAGATGTTGAAGCCGACAACCTGACCGATGACGCCCGTAGAAACAAGCGGGCCAGCAGCGCCAGCGCCGTTGAACGAACCGCTGGTAAGGGTGGCATCCTTGCGGATAGCGCCAGCGTAAGCACCAGAGAGGATGAGGGAACGCGGATCGCCAGCCTTGGCATCGTTAAGATCGGTGTTAAGATCAACGACCTGGGCGTAGTTGAAGTTAGCAGCGGTGATAACTTCGTTAGCGGAATAGTTAGCGTTCAGGATGAGCGCGCCCATTTCAGCGTGAACCTTCTTAACCAGGGCGTTGATCGCTTCAGGAACGAAGGCGTTGACCATATAGGCTTCGCCGTATTCGCTGATTTCGTCAGGCGAAAAAGCCTTAGTCGAATGCAGGTGCTTAAGGGTAACAGTAGCAGCCGAAAGATTAGCATCGTCAGCCTGGTGATAACCGCCGTCAGCCTTGGAAAACTCCTTAGCAGCGCCGCCAGAGACAAGGCTGATTTGCATCGTCTTGCCCGTGGCAGTCGGGGTGAGGTTGGTAGAAACGGCAGAGAGGATAGCCAGGCGGCCACGAAGGCCAGCCAGCACCTGCTCAGCGAGGACATTGGGCGAAGCCGCAATAGTGTTCGACATAGGTGTTAGGGATTAGGGAGAGGGAGGGAGGGAAAGGGAATTAGCGCGTAGCCGTCAGGATCGCGCGATGGGCAGCGAAGAAGGCGCTTTTCTCAGGGCTGGGCTTCATCGCCAGAAAGGCCTTGCGGATATCTTCGGCGCTGGCCTGGGCATCGGGCTTGCCTTCGTCAGCGGGCGAAAGCGCGGCGGGCTTGCAGCCGACAGAAGCGGCGATCTTCGCAGCTTCCTTCGAAGCGCTAACCTGGCCCTGCATCGCGGCTTCGATCTGCTTAAGCAGTTCGGCCTTATCGGATTCCAGGGCGGCAAGCGCGGCCTTGGCTTCGGTCAGCGCGGCGGCGTTCGCTTCGGCTTCAGCCTTGGCAGCAGCCAGGGCGGCATCGCTATCGGAAACCAACTTTTCGAAGTTGGCCTGCAGGTCGCAGCGTTCGGCGATAGCAGCATTAAGTTCGGCCTGGGCCTTAAGAAACTGTTCTTCGATGGAAGCCATAACTTTGCGTTCGCGGTCAAACGCGCAACTTGCCGCGTTCGGCAGTAGGGACAGAATTAGCGCCAGGCTTCTGGTTCTCCAGGGAAGCCAGCAGCGCCTTAAGGGTCGGCGCGCTGCCCGTTGCCAGGCCTTTCGCGATCGCGACCTTACCCTGCATCGATTGGCCCTGCATATCCTCATCTTTGACCAGGGCGCGTTTCTTACGAACGGCAGCCTTAAAATCTGCGGCGATCGCGTTGACTTCTTCCTGCAGGTAGGCGGCCTGGTCATCGGTCAAAGACAGGCCAGGGATTCCCATACCTTTAAGCGGGCCGCTGCTAATCACAACGGGCTTGATGCCAGCGGCGGCAGCTGCGGCGCTTTGATCCATATAGGCGAGGTAAACACCGATCGAACCGATCGAGCTGCTGGGCGAAACGACCAGGCGGTTTGCAGCCGAACCGATCCAATAGGCGGCGCTGTTCATCGAACCAGAAGAATAGGCGATCGTTTCGATATTAAGTTCGCGAATCTTGTCGGCAAGTTCTTCGACCCCTTCGGTCGTGCCTCCGTCAGAATTGATATCGAAAACAATGCGCGCAGGATTGGCTGCTACTGCTTCGTCAATCCAATCGTTAACCTGGTCAACATCGGTAGCGCCTAGGCGCTCGATAGGGGAAAGGCTGCGCCCGATCATACCGACAATCGGAATGACATAGGTAGCGCCGACCTGGTAAGGCTTCGGCGAAGGGCCGAAGAACTGCGCCAGGATATCGGTCAGGCCGTGTTTCTTGACGGCCTCGATATGGCTTTCCGCGATAGAATAATCTACCAGGAACGGGCGGCCTGAAGTGATCGCTTTGATAAGGGAACGCATAAAGTTTAGGCGGCGGGCTGGTCGGTAGGCTGCGCAGGGTCGATGCCTTGCATCGCAACTTCGGCGGCGGTCGGCTTGCCTTCGCCTTCCTGCAGCCAATTAAAGCCAGGCTTGTAAAGCGTCCAGGTCGGAATGCCTTCGGCCTTCGCAAGCTCGAAGATAAACTTAAAATCCTTAGCGCGCTTAACCATTTCGCTGCGCATATCCAGGCCGCGCTGCGCGTAAAGTTCCGACATAGACAGAAGGCCTAGTTCGACATCGGCGCGATCGTTCGCGGCTTCGCGGCCCGCGTCAACAGTCAGGCGCTTCGGGGTAGTCCAGGAAACATTCGACCAATCCCCTTCGGGAACTTCTCCCTGGGAAACGGCCCAGCCCATCGCGAAGCCCCAGACTTTTTGGCAAAGCTTATCGATCGTTACCGATTGCCAGCGCGAAAATACGCGGTCGGCCTTAGCGGTGATCAGCCTCACCCCTGAGCCAGAAATGGCAGAAGGATCGCCGACAAACTCATAAGGCAAAGTTCCGCGAAGAATGTCGGCCTGGACAGATTTCAGGAATCCAGCGAACACGGGCGAAGGGCGATTTGATGCCAGCGAAGTTAGGGATTCGCCAGGCTCAAGGGCCAGCAGTTTGCCGCCCATCCTGGACGCGACAGATTCAAGGTTCGCGCTGCCGCTGCCTTCTAGTTCGGACTTCATATCCTGGGGAATGAAACCGCCGTTGCGGTGCAGGACGCGCGTAACATCGGCATCGTTTCGAACCGCCAGCATTTCCAGGCGCAACAGCTCATCTTCGGTTTGGATATCGTTCCAGGAATGCTGCAGGATCGGAAGCCCGCGCGAACCGCTGGCCCAATCCATTTCGGCGATATGGCAAACAGAAGCGGCATCGAAGAAGCGGCTAGAGTTATCGCCCTGAATTACATTGTAACCGACCAGGCGGCCCTTGCTATCGAACTTAACGCCGTCAGACATTCCCCCAGGAACAGGCTTGCCGATCGGATTGCCTACCCGATGCGCTTCGATAACCTGCAAACGCGGGCGGCCTTCATCGATTGCCAGGACAACGAAGCAGTCCCCATCGCGCAGCGCTGCCCGCAAGGCGATGCGCTGGATATCGTAGAAACTGAAGCGCCCGCAGATCGAGGCTTCGGCAGCCCAGGCTTTGAACCAGGCTTCATAGGCCGCGCCTACATCGGCTTCGGCTGCGCCGCTTTGCGGCGTGATTCCATCGCCGATACAGTAAAGCGTGTAATCGTTGAACACCTGGCGCACCAGGCCGAAGTTCCTTTCGCCGTAGCGAATCCGCTTAATCATTTCCAGCCGATCGCTGGGCTGGTAATCAACGGAGAAATCAGCGGCCTGCCCGTAGATCGTGGCGCGGTTTGAACTGAAGCCAACCGATCCCCAGGTTTGGCTGCCAGCAGCCTGCGGCTTAAGCGGCTTCTGGTCAGCGCCAGGCTTCAGGTTCTTCGCTACGGATTTCTTAGGCATAAAGTTTAGTCCTGGTAATTGCTCCAATCCGTTCGGATAACGCGCGTTTGCGGCTGTCCGTAGGTGGCAGGATTGAGAAGCTGCAGCGCATACATCGCTTCGGCAAGGCGTTCGCGCGCAGGCATAGTTACCTGCTTCCCGACCGAACTGCCGCTATCAGAGTAGTTAGTCATAACAACGCCGCTGGTAACTTCAGCCAAAGCCTTCGCCTTGATCGCCAAAAGTTCCGCTTCAGTAAGCCCGATGAAAACGCCGCTGATTGCCATAATGTTGCGGGCCAGGTCAAATAATTGGGCGGCTGCTGGCCCAGCCCACAACCCAGGCGATCGACCAGCGCCCAGAAACTAAACCAGCAGCCGTTAACTATGCGTTGTGCGTCAAGCGCTGCCATTGTCAACGGCGGCCTGGCCCGCGATCGCGTCAGGCGTTTCGGTAGCTTCGCGCCCGATGATGCCCCAGCGGACTGCCAGAACCAGGCCCATAAGCGCGCAGTCGAAGGCGTGATTCCCGATCTGCCGATTTGATTCGGGAAGAATCCAGATAGGTTTACCGCTGCGGCTGTCAGTTACCCTGACCTCGCTGGTTAACTGTTTTACATACTCATCGGAAACATCGCGCGCGTATGTATGCAGGCGGCGGTTGCGCAGCCCAGCCAGGAAATCCTTTGCAGGCAGATTTCCATAAACGATAAGCTCCGCGCGCTCCCTCAAGCCTGGGACAATAATCCTTTGCTTATCGGAATAGAAGCGGCGGGTAGTTTTACCCTGCCCATCGGCAACCGCGAAATCATTCTGTCCCGAACCGCGTAAAGCCTTCCAGCCGCGTTTCGCCGTTTGCGCGTAAACTTCCTGGGTATTGTCCCCGCTATCCGCGCCGACCAGGGCGCGCGAAACCTGGTGCGCCTTTGCCAGATCGTCCAGGCCGTTCCAGGTTTCAACGCGACCGAACCAGCGCAGGCGGCTGCTGCCGTTCCTGGCCCAGCTGCGAACTTCAGCCCAGAAGAAACCGCGCTGACAATCGATAGCCAGGGTTCGGAACGGAACGGAATGTTCAGGTATGCCGATACTGCTATCCGTAATCTTCGCGGTCGGCGTGATCCAGGCTTCGTTCTGCCAGGTATCGTTAAGGCTATAATCGCCCGCTTCTACCAGAGCGCTGATCTGCCCGCCTTCCTCTGCCCAGGGAAGCGCCAGGCGCTTCTGCTTCCAGACCCTGCGCCCTTCTTCATCGCCGTAGGAATCGAAGGCTTCCTTCGCCTTTAGCATCTTCGCGCCTTCCTTCCCGAACGAAGAATTAATCAGGCAGTTCCAATGCAGCCCGACAGTTCCCCAGGTCGCGCCCTGGCGCGTTGCCTTGAAACCAGCGCCGCGCTTCGGATCGTTCGCTTCGGCCCGAACGCCTGGGCTGTCCTTAAGCCGAACGCGGCAGCTGCAGCATTCGTAAGTTGTCCCAGCTTCTACCTTATTCAAATCCCAGATTCCGTTAACCTTCGCATCTTCTGGATATCTGACAAACTCCCATCGCCAGGGCTGGAGAAATCCGCAGGACGGGCAGGACATATGCCATTCGCGCTGATCTGATGTTTCGTAAAGCGCGCTGAACTCATCGCCCGTTCTGCCGCCCTGGCCCATATAGATCGCGCGGCCTAGCCAACTGAAAGCCTGCAGGCGCGCAGCCGCTTCTGCCAAATGACCGCGCGGCGCAAGCCAGGCTTCATCGACAATAACAGTTCGCAGCGAAAGGCGCTGCAAGTTGTTCTCATTCCAGATGCCGCGACAGTAAAGCGTAACGCCGTTCTTAAAATCAATCGTTGTCGATTTGTCGTTGTCGGAATCTGAGATCAAAGCCTGAACCGCAGGCGTTGCGCGGAACAAGGGACGGACATAGCGCAGCAGCCAATCGCGCGATTCGGGGTCGTTAGCCTGGCAGGTCATCATCGGGCCTGGAGCGTTGACGATCTGCCAGGCCATATAGACGCGCTGCAGCAGGGATTTGCCTGACTGCGTAGCCGCCAGGATGACGGCGGTTTTAGTCTCAGGATCGCAAAGGATACGAAGCGCTTCAGCCAGCCAGGGCGTTCGCGCCAGGGACAGCCGACCGCGAACGGGCGAATCGGGAACTTCCAGGATATTGGCTTCGGCCCATTCTACGGGATCGCCCGAATAGTTCGGCCTAACGACCGCCTGGGCTGCAGCCAGGATCGCGGCCTGCTGGTCGGTAATCATCGGGCGAACTTGTGCAGCCGATCCAGGTCGGCCTTGCGGTAATGCTGCGCGGGCTTCGTGCAGCCGATGTTCGCGGCGATGCGGAACAGGCGCGGCTTTAGCTTGTGGCGCTGAATCATAAAGTGAACGGCCTGGATCGTGATACCGCGCGCGTTCGCATAATCGCGCATCGATACCCAGCCCGCTGGGATTCGGTCGATGCCTTCGGCCTGCATCGCGGCCCGCGCCTTAAGCGGATCGGTAAAGCGCCGATGCGGGCGGTAGATGTAGGCCAGCCCGTGTTTGCCGTTATCGTGCAGGGTATGGATAACCTGGCGCTCCATATAACCGCGATCGAACAAGCGCTTAGAAAGGTTGCTTGTAGCGTTCAAGGTAAGCAGCCCGAACATCCTGCGCAGGTCGTGCAGGTCGAACCAGCCTGGCGGCTTCTGGTCTTTGCCTGCCAGCGCCGCTAAAAGGATCGTTAGGCTTTTCCTCATTTGCGCTTCGGTTGCCATAGTTGGATATCGGTTTGAAAGAACCAGCGATCGCCGACCTTGTGGCATAGCCAAATCTTCCAATCGTTTCCCTGAACCCAGCCCGCAACCCAGCCGCTACCCCATCGGCTAGTTCCCAGCCTGGCTGTCGCGTAGCCTGGTTCTTTGTCGCATAGGCAGCCAGCGCTGAAAGCCTGCCCGCCTTTGTCGCGCTGCAGCGCTACGGATTCCAGGCGATGGATATGCCCGCAAACAAAAGCGCCGCCAGCCTGCGCGTAATGCTGGCCCTGCTGCTCAACTGCCCGCTGCCCGTGTGCGTAGCCGTGAACCAGCGCGATCGGCCCTAGCCTGAACACGCCGCGCGCATAATGATACGGGAGGATTTTCTTAGCGCCTGCCTGGCGCGCTTCGCGGTTGATTCGGTCTTTGATATCCTGGCAGTAGTCTCTGATTAGCGCGCTGCTGCTGCTGGCAATCAGCCGATCCAGGCGATGTTCGTGATTACCCCAAAGATATACATCGGGCTTATAGGCGCGCAGAAACTCAATGCCGCTTTCCAAATCGGCAGCCAGGCTTTCGCCGCTTTCGGCATCGCCCGAACCGATGCCCTGGCGCAAGGCGCGCAGGTCGAAGCAATCGCCTAGATGTATCTTGATATCTGGCTTATACGCATCGCAGTAGGCCAGCAGCGCGGCGATGCTTTCCGCGTCCCCGTGATCGCCGTGATTGTCCCCGCAGGCAACGAACTTAATCAACTTCGGTTTGCTCATAAAGTTAGCGCGCAAGTTCCTCCCTGATCTGTCGCGTCCATTTCTCCAGAACCTTGATCGCGGTTTCTGGCCTATCGCCGTTGCAGGCTTCGGCGCAATCCAGCGGCAACTTGTCCAGGCGCGAAACAACCTTCGCCGTCCATTCCGCGATGATCGCTTCGGCTTCGGTTAGCTTGATGTATTGCCTGGCTTCCAGGGCGCGCCGCTTTTCTTCTTCTTCCAGGGCGATCAGGGTTTTCAGGGATTGGTTATAGGCGGTTTGAAGGCGCGCCTGGTTATTGTCCCCTTGCTCGATAGCAGCTAGGTAAACATCGCGCGCCCGCTGAACTAAGCGCCTATGCTGCTCAAGCGCGCCGCCCAGGCTGTTATCGGTAAGGCTTTCGATATTGGCAGGCCGCGCGGCTGGGATCGGCGCGGGCTTCGTTCGGCCTGCGGCCCGTTCCGCGCGCCAGGCTTCGGCTTCGGCTACGCTGGTGTTAGGCATTCCTTCCTGCGCTAACTTCGCTACATAACCCTTCGATAGCTTGAGCGCGGCAGCCAGCTGCTTCTGCGTTAACCTAGTCGGTTGATCGGTCATAGTTGGTAACGCCCGTTAATAATAGTTTTCAGCTGCGGTTTAATCG